GCATTTTTATCTAGTGAATTAAAAGAATTATTAAGGACACTAAGCTCTTTTGAAAGAGCCTTGATTTGTGATAAGGCTGATCCGAAATTGGCATCATAATTAAATGTTGCATTCACATCAGCCATTACTCACCACTCCTTAATACTGCATAACCAATACCCATGTCTGGGGTTATTCCAAGCCTTGCTGCACCAGCAACGTCTTCGTTGTTGGTTAGCTTTGATATTGCCCTTGCCTGTATCTCTTGAAAAGTCGATGGCTTTTCTGTTGAGTCAGAAGATGTATTTTCAGCATCTAAATCTACTCCTTGCATTGCTGCAAGAAACTTATTTTTTCTACCTTCTACTTTGTACATTGCTTTTAATGTTGCTGTTAACTCAGGCATTGAGATACTTTCCTCAAGTTCTTCGTAATCTTTCCAATGTCCAAGCAAGAACACTTCTGCCTCTAACTCTGCAAGATCTAGTTCGTTCCAACCAGTTCCTGAGCCATCGCTACGAGGTTTGGGTCGTTCAGCTTGATTTCAGCAGCCACCTCCAAGATTTTATACATTGTTTGGATGTCAAGTGCATTTTCAAGTGCTTCTCTATCTCCAGCAAGTTCTGCGTTGTACTGCTTAAAAGCAATCTGTGTGCAATTGATTAGAATGTTTAAGAAATCATCCTCATCTTTTGACTCTTGTGCCTTTTGCCATTCTTTCATTAGTTCTCTTAAGTTCTTTAGGTTTAAAGGCTTAATATTTACAATAGTGCCATCTAGAAGCTCTAGCTCTACACTTTCGTATACTTTCGTTGCCATATTTTTCTCCTTTGGATTCTCTTTAATTATATAGCATTTATCGTTATAACATAATAGGGTAGGCATTGCTGCCTACCCTATTATACATTATTTAATTATATTTACGCTGGAGTGAATACTCTGTCGATAATCTTACCATATGCTGCGTTTCCATCGGATGCAGTATTAGTTGAAGATGCTAGAAGTCTGAACGATACAGGGAAAACTGTAGCTTCATTTCTTCTAATACCAACTGTTACTGTGTCCATTGAAAGAGCACGATAAGCTAGATAGACTCTTTCTACCACTTCACCTGCTGTTGTCTTTGAATCTGGACCTGGACCAACAATTGCGATTGAGCGTTCTAGTGGAGTATATCCAAGAGAACCACCGTTAATTGTGAAAGTCTGAATGTCTGCTGTTGATGCTCCTGAAAGATCATCTGAATCAGCTCCAAGAACGATTAGCATGTTCTCAAGTGTTGCTTCTGTAAGGGTTGTGTTAACCATTACTCGCTGACCTTGCTTGAAGATCTTTGCAACGTCAAGAAGCTGATCAACTTGAACTTCACCGAAGTCTGGTTCAAAAGAAAGTTCTGCACCTTCTGATGTATAGCCTACGGATTTCCAATCTGTTGGGTCTACGTTAGCTGGATCTGTCAAACGCTTTACGGAACCCGAAAGTGTTGAAGATGCTGCTGGTAGAGTATTTTCACCGTATTCAGTGCCTGTGGTAGACCCTACATAAAGAGCACCAGCACCTACGATAATATTTTTTGCATTACCAATTGCCATAGTGTATTTTACACCTCCTGTCATGTTTTAGATATATGACTTGCTGTGGTCTTGCTTCCTCAAGTTAATAGTAGCACAGTTAGGTTTATGATTTAGTATAATCATAAGTTAGGATCAAAGAAGTAACAAACTTAGGCTTAAAACTGTCAACTCTTTTTTCATCAATCATATAGTTTGATTGCTCACACTTGATAAACTTGAACTTAATCTCATCATCTTGAATATACTCATTTACTGCCTGGGCTGAAACATCAAACTTTTTCAATGTTTCATAAATAAAGTTCCTAAAGTAGTAAATTTGAGGCAGCTCCCCTACTATGGTATATACAGCTTTTTCACAGTCAATAAACCACTGAGTATCTTTTGGTGGTGTAAATAGGAAATCATAGATTACGAATGGTGTAATGTCTGTATTTGCACCAGAGTTTTCTGCTACTGGATAAAATGGGAATAGTCCTATTTCTTTGACTGTACCTCCCCCTGCTGCATTTGACCCTAGTGCTGGCTTTTCTATTGTAAAGGTTGTTGGTGTTGGTGTTGAAATAACTCTATGATTTTTGTCATAATAAGCATTAACTCCAGATATCTTACATAACTGATTTGCTATTACTCCATGCGGAGCAGTAGTTGTAACTGTGGATATTTCTCCAGAAAATGTTATACCAGATACTGTTGATGTTGTTCCATTTAAAGAATAGTTATCTACATTTATCACACCAGTATCAACAACGTTTCCATCTACAAGCCCTGCTGCTAAATCCCAAATATACTTGTTGATTAATTGAATTGGTAACTTATTATAAGTCATTACTTTAATCTCCTAACAATATTATTTGCTGATTTTGCTGCCTCTGATGCCATACCTTCTATTTTACCAGCAGAAACCCTAGCAAGTGCAATTCTTGATTCATTTGCAATTCCTTTTTCAATTCTATCAAAGAATGATAAGTCAACTAGTGCTGCTCCTGCCATTGAAGTCATAAAGGTATTAAATGTTTCAACAAATGCTCCACCAACATCTGATCCACCAGGTTCTGCAACAAATACTGTTTTCTTTGAATAAAATTCACCCTCATATTCAAATCTAAGATACTCAGCATTTCTGGCTGTGATTGTAAGCGGTATTTGATTTTCCATTACATAGGCTTTGTTTTTAAATACATATCCACTTTCTGGTGGAACTCTTGATGGTAAAAAGTTATATACTAAGTTTGGTTTAATTGAAGATGCGGTTATTGAAGATTCAAAAAGTCTTCCTGCCTTCATGCCTGTCATACCTGGTTCGTAAATATGATGAAACTTAGAATGATTCATTCTTGCTAGGTTATCCACATATGCTTCAAAATAGGTAGCAATCATTTTTAGACCTGCTACCTGAATTCTTGATTTATCCTGATTATTTATTCTATTAATGAGTTCTGAATTAAATAAAACACTAGCAGCTATTTTTTCTGTTATGTTGCCTGTTCGTATGTGTTTTCTAGATTTGGGCTTTACAAGGGCTCTGAGGGCTCCTGTGTCTATGCTTCTAGCCATTACTCTGTCTCCAGAGTCTGAATTTCCTGTCTATATAGAACGGTTTCATATTCTATGACTCTACCGTCAAAATCAATAATAGGGGTGCTACCACGAGGTTCAAAAATAGTTGCTCCCTGAACACCACCACTTGTTGTAATGACTCCAGATTCGCTCCAGATGACTCCAGAGGCATTTCTAATTGATACCACTCTATCCTCTGAACTAATTGGATTTTCTGTTCTTACTTTTACGATGTTGCTTACTGCAGTTAAACAGTTTTTAATATCAATAGCACTAGAGTTTTGAGATATTGTATCTCTTACAATTCCTTTTGCTAGGCATGGTATGGTGCTAGATAGTGTCCATATATTCTGGAAAGTTCCACTGTTTACGTCCTGAATTTTTCTAGGACTGTAGATATCTGCTTTCATTGTGTAAGAGGCGTGAGATAAGCAACTCATTTATTATACCGCCCATAGGTCAAATCTATTATACTGAGATATTAAAGACTCAACTAAAACGCTTCCAATTCCATTTCCTGGAATAAACTCAACAGCATATGCATCATTTTTAACTGATTTAATTCCACGATTTTTATAATTAAAGTCTGAGCATAACATATCATTAACAAGTTCAAGTGTTGCTAAATTAATATCATTAGGAATATACTTCCATCCATACTCTCCACGGATTAGATAAAGACTGTTTCTTTCAAAATATCCTGCTGAATTGATTACACTGGTATCTGACCATTCAATAATATTTTCACCTTCCCAGACTACCTTTAAGCTATTCTTTCCATTTGTAACTGCAAATGGAAAGTCTAAAAGATTAATTTCTGGGTCTGCTGTAATGTCATAAATAACTTCATCGTCTTTGATAATCTTGTCAAATGATTCAATTCTTTGACCAATGAATAAAACATCTGCTCCTTGACCAAGGGTTCCTACGGTTTTATATCTAAAGGTAAAGTCATCACTAATTTTTGAATTAATATATAACCTTGCTCTTCTTTCTAATTTAACAAGTTCTGCTTGAGTAATTTGATTAAATCCTGGAGAGCTTGAAACGATTTCTAATCCAGAATGTTCTGCTAATTCTGTTGTAGTAGCATAAGGTCTAATAATACTTGCATATATTTCATCTTCTGTATACGAAGATGAATCAATTACTTGAAGCTCAATTCTGAGTTTTCTGTCATATGCTGATGTTTCTTGATCTAATGTAATATTAAAGGTGCTGCCAGAAAC